AAGTTATCTTTGAGATTCTTCATATATAATTTAGCGTTGGTAGCTTATTAAACTTCTTCCTCTTCATCCTCCGCTAATTCTGCTTCGAGATCATCAAAAGTCATTTGACTATCATCGCTTTGATTTTGTTTTCTAAATCTATGTTCGTTTCCTTTTTTAAATCTACCTTTCTCTCTAGCAAGCTCATTAGCTTTTCTAATATCTTCTTCATCAGATGCCATTGTTTCATCTTCATCATCGAAGATACTAAGCTGTCTATTGTCATACTCTTTTCCATAGAGAGCTGGATAGATATATCTTTGGAATAATCTCTCATCATGCTTTTCCATATAGTCAGCATAGTTATATATAACTGAAGCTATTTTTATAAGCCATGATGCATCACTTAAGCATAATATAATATGCTTACATCCAGGACCTTTATCATTATGTGGATTTGTTATATCAGAAGGTCTATTTTCTGGATCTCCTATAAGTAAATTATTTTTTGTTGCCCAATATTTAAATCTATATCTAAAATCTGGACAAGTACAATTTATATAAACATCTTCACTATTAAAAGCTTTTGTTAGTGCTCTTAATATGCATTTTCTATCTATCTTATCAAGTCCTCTATCCTGTAGTTCATTAGTTATTTCTATCAATACACCTACAAAAGAAATTCTTACTTGATAAATATTTGTTTCGCCTTTTACGTCTATTAATAAATCTAAAATATCCGTCTTGAAGAATTTATCCATATTAATATTATTAAAATGTTTAATAGACGGTGCTATTTTAGATTTTTTTCTTCTGGCATATCTATTCTTACCAAACATCTGATTCCATGGTACATAATTTGCACCATTTTTAGATTGAGTAAGAAGAGATGATCTTTTATCTTCAAGAAGGATCGTTCTACTCATTATTTTACCAATGAAGCTGGGTGATATATTTCAACCACCCAGCTTTTAAATTAATTAAGCATTAATTACTTCGTTGTATGATTCAACAATTGCTCTATCATACTCAATAGTGCATCTAATTCTTCTTGCACCATTCGCATCGGCTGAATACTGGTCTTCATCAATATTACTGATCCAGCATCCATCAAGTCTCCATGTTCTTACTCTTACAGTATAATCAGGAGTATATTCTGAAAGCCAAGCTGTATACTTATAATCTTTTTGTTGACCAACAGTTTGCTTTTCTGGGTTACCAGATTTAGCCTGCCAAGCCATAAGAATATCTTTCGTTTCAGCTCCGATGAAGTCATAGCATTCAAGTGAACCAGAAGGATAACTAATTACTCCAGCATATTTAACTGCAGTATTACCTCTTCTAACTTCAATAGGATTCTGACTAAAATGAGGAACTGAAGTACCTGATACGGAAAGTCTAATCATTTCTTGTGCGTTTGCGAATGTCTTAGTGTCATTTCCATAAGCTGTAAGTCCTCTTGCAAGAGAAGGGTCAATCTGAAACTCGAAGTTATTTCCTCTTTGAATTTCATAAAGCTCTTTGTTAGCAGAGAAATGATAAGAACCTATGTCTGATTTTACATTAGCAGGAATTGGCATTATTTATTTCTCCTTTATTTTATTATGCTGTTTCAGCTACAGAAATATCGTTGTTCTCAAGAGTTACTCTGAGTTCGAATACTTCTACTGAGTTAATAGGTCTAATTGTAATATTAGCTAAAACTTTATAAGCTGGAACACGCTGTCCACTTTCTGGATCTACATTATATTTTACAATATTATAATCAGAAAGAATGTAATTTGAAACCATTCTATCAAGAATAGGTGTAACAAGAGCTTTAAAGTTTAACCAAAGAACATCTGTGTTCTGTTCAAACATAAGTGCTTGTGAAGCTTCATATAATGTCTTCTTAATATCTGAAGTAAGATCTCTGATATTAAGGAATGATGTAGCTTGTGTACCTGCACTGTTGTTTCTAAGTGTTCTGTTACCCCAGATACAATATCCATAATTTCTGATATAAGTAATAGGGTTAATTGAGATTGCAGAATTACTGTCTTGGTTTTCACCTGGAATAACTTGATATGAATCTGCAACATTATTTGTAAGATTGAAGTTTGTATGAAGTCCACCACAGTATGGTACAATACCTCTAGCAACACCAGATACTGCTAACCATGGGTTGTAGTTCTGAAGCTGTTGAGCAAGAGCACTTAAGAATGCAAGTGAAGCAGGCATTTGAGGATTATATCCATAAGTGCTTCCACCTGTAATATATGTACTTGTACAAGTATACCAAGGTGTGAACATAGCACCATATGAACCTGTAATTGTACCAAGATCAGTTAATGAATTTCTTACTCTACTAATTACTGAATAAGCATCAGTTTCATAAATACTTCTATTAGGAGCATTTGTGTGGTCAATAAGAGCAACAGCATCTGATCTATCTGCTGCAAGTCTAATCATTTGTTCAGCAAGACCTGAAGTACCCCAAATTTTTCTGTCAGCATCAGCAGTTGCTAATGGACCATACTCAAATGTTGGGTATCCACCAGATGTAATATACTTAATTGCATAATCACCCATTGAATCGAATGAATAGTCTGAAGGAGTCTTTTCACTATCTCCTCTATTAGCAAATCTTGCTTCGAGACCTTCATACATTGACTGTACTGAAATATCAGCGCCTGTATAGTATACTTTTCCTTCAACTACTGATGTATCTTGTGTTCTAACAAATACACCGCTTCCTTCTCCACCAACTTCAACTTTCCAGTCACTTTCATATGGATTTGCATTGAGGTTAGCTTCATTATTCATATCAACTACTTCGAATCCACAGTTCATTTGTTCATAATAAACTGGAATACCAAGTGATAAGAGATAAAGTGCATATCTATATCCAGGATCTGCATCACCAAGAGAAGTATCAGTAGGACCATTAAACATAATAGCTGGCTTTTGATTGTCTTCATAGTATGTAGTTACATTACCATTTGAATCAAAAGTTAATACTGAATCTTCTGTATAATAATAATCACTATTAATCTTTACCTTATAGCCTTGATTTACAGGACTAAAGTCTGAAGTAAAGAGAATAAATCCTGTATAAGGACCAGTTCCAGGTAATTCTTTCATAGTAATTATTGATTTGTTATGATCAGTATCTTCTGCTCTAAAAGCATAGTAGTAAATAGTTTCTGTAGCTGGCTCGAAGCTTGATTCTGCCACAAATCCATCTTTATAAATTCCTTTAGCAGCGATTCCAGCTATTACTGCTGCTGCATCAACTGGAGCAGGTGTATCTCCTGTATAATCAAATTCATATGAATTGATATTGTCTACTTTAGTTGGATCTTCAGGAGGAATATATCCTGGAATAGCATAACTTGGGAATCCAGATACTCCAGAAGTAGCAATTGGATATGGTTGATCTGTTTCAAATGTTGGACATACTTGTCCAAATTTATTTAAGAACTCATATCTAGTTGTTACTAATGTAGGATTTCTAAATAATGATGAAGAAGCATCCTTTGAGAAACCAGGAACGTATACTACATCAAATGAAGAAAGCGCCTCAACATTAGAAGTGTTATCAACTTCTGTGATAATTATTCTTTCCATTTAATAATTTCCTTTTTATAGCTATAAAAATTAATCTAAATTATCATCCATTCGTATTTCAATTTCCGCTGTGCGGTGTTCTCTTAAATCCCATAAGTAAGCATCATTGATTTGAATCAAGAATGATAGCTTAGTATAGTTTCCTTCAATGAACCTTTGTTGTTCATTGGAGTTATCTTGAATTGTTGTATTAGCTAATTCTATTCTAGCAGTATGTACAAAATCTTCCATCTCTTCTGTCTTAGGATTGTACATACCTACTTTAGGAACCGTAACCTCTAATGATGGATAATTAATTACATTAAAGATCAAGTTTCTAACCAATATATCAGCTTCTTTTGCATATCTCGTATATACATTTACTTGATATGCTATTGATATTGGTATAGCATTTAATGTATCTCCATATTTTGAATTTATATTAAATACTTTACCATCATAAGATAATGGTCTTCTTGTTTGACCTGAATTTATTATTTCAAACCCTCTGTCTCGCTCTAAATAAATTAGAGGTAATTTGATTGGCTCATCATTTGTTTCATCAGCTATCACTTCAAAAACTCTTGAAGTCTCATTTGGGCCATATACTTCAACTTTTGCTTTAGATGTCCAGTTCTTAAATTTCTCTACTAGAGCTTCATCATATAAATATGTTGACATATTAATCTCCTTCTAGCTCTAACCAGTCAGCTTCAAGTTCTAAATCATCTCTTACATAATTTGTTTCAATATGCAGCTCTTCATCTTGAAGAACATTTAGATCTTCACTTTCAATAACTGCTTCTACATCAAGTTGAACTACAGAATCAAATGCATCTTCATACTCAGGAACTATTTCACAAGTGACGGAAGCAGGATAAACCATGCTTGTAGCCATCTTAACTACTCTAAATAATCTTCCTTTACCATCATCAAGTCCACTTGGGACTATGAACAATGCTCCATGTTGAAGTAAATCTAAGTCATAATCTACATGAATAAATGAAGAACTTTCATTAAGCTCTGAAACCCAGCCCATCTTTTTAATGGTTCTCTGAGATGGGTGTTCATCAAATATACATCCAATTAATACGGGAGGGTAATAATTAGCATCAATTTCAGCATAAGTTGTGTATTTACATCCAGGTTTAGGGGCTCTATACAGAACTCTTATGCCTATAAGTTTACACATCTCTCTGAAATATTGTCTATGCATCCTTATATCAGGAGTTAAAAGAGTACCATATTTTTGATGATTCATTTATTAACTCCTACCATTTAATTAGTCAATTTCTACTACATAATATTCATGTTTCTTTTCAAATTGTGATTTAATAATATCTATTAAATCATCTCTACCTGGGAAACAAATTTCGCCTGACCCATCTTGATTGTCTACTAAAATTTTAGGTTTAATAGGCTGATTAGCAAGTTCATTAAACATATTAGCATAATATTTGGTTACATAGGAACTTCTTGA